CGCCAAAGGCGGATAGTAATCCAAGGTATGGTGGTGCGGTAACGTGCTTCCGTAGCTTGGAACCTACCTGTTAATACTCGTGAGAGTATTTCGCAGGTCGGCCCTAGCTCCAGATAGGCTCCGATGATTTGCCGCCTAGAAATGAATCGGCCAGACCGGGGTAACTAACCCGATCTGGGATATACCAAATTTCCTTATATGCTCTCCCTTCGATTAAATCTTGCGAGGATTGTAATTACATTCCTCAACAAGGTCTATCTTAGGGTTGAATTAGATAAGGGAATTCCTCAAGCGTGGACTAGGAAGATCAGTGAGCGGGCCCGAACAAGAGGACCAGTCGAGACAATCGGATGGCTAAAAGCTATCCGGTTGGCTTGTACTAGGTACTTGTGCGGTTCCCCTCTTACTGAAACTCCTGGATTTGGGGTTGAGTTAGACAAAGAAGGTTTACCGCACGCTGCGGTATTCCCGTTCGTCGAACTCTTCCGGCAACGGCGTCCATCCGAAGTACGGCTCGCGCTAACCTATTTAGGGTTGTCACGAATCATACCCGGCTGGAAGACTCCGGACCTTGATCCGATCACTTTACCCGCCAGCTCATCAAGTTACCCTGTGATAGGGTCAGAGCTGGTGGCTATCGTGAAAGGATTAGGGTGGCGGGTGGAAACACCCGCCTGGGAGCGTCCGCACGTTACAACCAAATCTGGTCCGAACGCCCAAGCGCTCGTTGGTTCCATCGAGGACGCTTTCCTCCTCTCAGATGAGCAGATTTGTAACCTGCGTATCTGTGGGGGCGAAAAGTTAGTCCAAACGATTGAAATCATCAAATCCATCTCGCTCCTTACTTGGTTAACTAAGCTCTCTCTTACGGCTAAAAACCGGAAGAGGCGGCTCAGTTTAATCAAGGATAAGGAAGCTAAGATGAGAATTGTGGCTATCCTTGATTATTGGACGCAGACATGCTTTGAGCCTCTTCATAAGTCTCAATTTAGACTTCTGAGGAGCCTCAAGCCTGACTGCACCTTTAATCAAGGGAGCTTCCGAGCAAAATTGCCTCGTTCAGGGCCGTATTACTCCTTGGACTTATCGCAAGCGACAGATCGCCTTCCTGTATCCCTACAGGAGGAGGTCTTAGCTGCTTTAACATCCAAAGAATATGCGGCTGCATGGCGGTCATTGTTATGTGACCACCCGTTTCCGCTCACATGGGCCCCAGGTTCCGTTATCTACGGAGCTGGCCAGCCTATGGGGGCGTATTCGAGTTGGACCACATTTGCAATATGCCACCATGCGATAGTCCGGCTCGCTGCGAAGCGGGCAGGGCTCCCAATTTCTTGGGAGTCCTATGTGCTCCTGGGTGACGACATTGTCATTACTAACAATGATGTCGCTCACGAGTATCGGACTATTATGAACGAGCTTGGTGTATCGATCTCTGAGCAGAAAACACACGTGTCGAATGATACGTACGAATTCGCTAAGAGATGGATTCACAAAGGCGAAGAAGTAACCGGCGCCCCGCTCGGTTCCCTGTTCCAGGCCATGCGATTCCATAAAACTCATTCCGACAAAGAGCTGCCGACGACAGCTCTGAGGCGGGTGAGTTATTATGAGGTCGCGACCTGGTTCAGAGAAGTCGAGCAGCGTTGGTTACCACAGTCTCATACCTTGGTCTCCCGGGGCTTGTTAGCGGATTTCTTCCGCAATCTCGGCCGTGGCAGTCTGTCAGACCGCCTGGCTGAAAAAGCTTGGAAGTTCTATCTGCTACCCTCGCGAGAGGATAGTAGACTCTTAAGACGCATCAAATGCGAGTTACTCGGTTCGATGGTCTTGAGAGGGATCCTAGGTTGCTTCTCGTTTAGAAAGAGCGCCAACTTCGTCGGCATCTATCTAAATGAGTGCAAAGCTAGGGTCCTAGAAACCGCTATCAAGCGCCAAGTTCAGGAGTTACACAAATTCCAGTTGGAATTGTCTAACTACCTGCCCTTGGTGCCTGAAGGGTTGGATGCCCAATCGTTACTGTTTACCTTGCCTCCTTTTGGAGTTTTGCTAAGAAATATAGCTGAGCTTCAATTGGAGTTCGACAAAGCACACGCGGTTCGGGAGAGTGATAATCTGATGCAATGGTTGCATTTAGATGTTCAACTCTTCCTGGATCCGTTTGCGACGTTGGCTACAAGGCGTAACAAGACCATCGCATCCTCAAAGGCAACCATATTAAACCATCTCACTGCTATGTGCCGCGGAATCGCTAACATGCGAGAGCTGGCCGTCACCGATATCAGCCTAGAAAAGCTGATTGAAGTGATCCAGCATACTCACGTGCTACCGACCCGTGGTGATAGCAAGAGACGGAAACGGAGAACTGGTGGGATACCAGGGCTTCGGAAGCCCAAGTAGTCACGAATGCTCCGGTCCCAAAAACCGGATCGGTCATTCTGACCAATGCGGGCCTCAGGGATAATATGGGGTCGGGGCAGTCCAAAGAGATATCCACTCCACATGCTGGGGTATTTTGTAAATCCCAGCATCGGTAGGAGTCTCAATGGAGTGCTGGTCCGGCCGCTTCGAGGGTGCGCCACTCTTGGACAGTTGATAAGAATCAACTACCTGGCTTTGGCAGTTTCGGAGGTCCCGTTTCTGGGATTAACCTAGCTGGCTCAGCCTTAAGTGGTGGCCTCCTTCGCTCA